GGTACGGCACCAGATACCCGCCGCCGGTGACGACATAGCCAGGGGAGTCGCCTTGGATGCTGGGCAGGTTCCCCAGCTGGGTTTCCCAGTTGTGCTTGACGATGATCTTCGCAGCGAGGGTCCAGTTCGCTTTCACGAACGACCGGCCCACTGTGTACGTGATGTCCATGTCGCCATACGGGAACGATGCGCCGCTCTTGTAGGAGACGATCCCGGCCGCGGTGGCGATCGATAGGTCCGACAGGGTGATCGGGGATGACCCGTCGCTCACCAGGGTGATCCCGGTAACCGCGGTGACCTGGGTGTGCGGGAGCGCAATCGCGCACCTGTACCCGCTGACGCGGGCGGTGTGGGTGCGGCGCACGATAGGCCCCGTGTAGGACTCGACGATCTCCGTCGCGGCCTCGAGGTATTCACGGAGTTCGTCGTCGCTCGCCGTGTTAGACGCTGCGAGGTTCAGGTGCGCTTTCGCGTCCGCGAGAGACAGCAGCGACGGCGACGAAGCTTCGCGGACCTCGAACACGTCCTGGTAGGCGGTGTTCGGGTCCTCGGTGACGAACCGCCACGTGTGCCGCCCCACCTGAGTCGGGAGGTACGTGTACCTGTACAGGCCCGTGGACGCGGGCGGGTTCGGGACAGTCGGGGTCGCGGTGGTGCCATCCGGCAGCGTCACGGTCAACGTGACCGTGACCGCGTCGGTCAATGTGCCGGCGGCGTCGCGGACGTCGACAGCGACAGGTACGGAGTCGGACAGGTCGTACGGCATGTCACGCTCCAGTCGAGGTAGGGACTCCAGCGGTGGAGCCGGTCGAATACGGTGCCGACCCAGCACCGAGCCGGGCAGTGGGCGGTTGCTCTTCGCCCGCGGTTGCGGTGCCGTACACGACCGGGGGAATGACTGTCCCGGCGATCACCGCGACAAACCCGAACGATCCTTGCCCGGAGCCGGTGGTCGATCTCTCGCCTGTCGCGACAGCAATGAACCCGAAGCCTCCGGAGACCACCGCGAGAACCCGCGGCCTGCCGAGAGCCGAACCCGTGAAACCGAAGGACGCGACCGCTGCACCGGGGGTACGGGGCTGGCCCTGTGCTGTGCTTGTGAACCCGAAGGCTCCCGTTGCCTCACCGGTAACGGGGGGCGTGCCGGCGAATCCCTGAGCCGTACCGGTGAACCCGAACACGGCGACCGCGACAGCGAAGATCTCCGGCACACCTGCGGCAGCCGCGGCGAACCCGAACGATCCAGCTGCGGCACCGATCGAACGGTCCACACCGGCCGCGGCACCGACAAACCCGAGAGTCGCGGCAGCAGCGCCGACAGCCCGGTCGATTCCCGCAGCCGTCGCGGTGAACCCGAAGGTCCCGGTAGCTGTACCGGGCGTCCGGGGAACACCGTCCGCTGTAGCGGCGAACCCGAAGACTCCAGCAGCGGTTCCCGTGACCGGTGGCGTGCCGACCGTCCCCGACGCGGTACCCGTGAAACCGAAGGACGCGACCGCGGCACCTACTGCCCGGTCGACACCGGCGGCAGCCGCCGTGAACCCGAACGAGCCGGCGGCATTTCCAGGTGTCGTTGGGATACCGACGGCTGCGCCTGTGAAACCGAAGGCACCCGTTGCGGCACCCTCGACGGTGGTGCCGCCACCGGCGGCGGGTGCGAGCGCCACGAGCACAGCGATGAACGCCTGACTGGACGAGATCGTTGCGCCGCTGGCCGACTGGGAGCCGTCCCCGGGTGAGATGCGGTATGCGCCGGATGAAGGATCGTGATCGAAGCTGGCAGGTTCGGTGAAGTTCGTGGGAGGCGCGTGAGTCGTCGCACCGCCGTAATCGGCGGTGTTCACGAACCATGCCAGTCCCGCGTCGGCAACTGTCGTCACCGTTGTGGTCGTGACCGATGTGCCCGACGACGCCTGCGCCGAGTCCAACGGAACAGTCGACAGATCCAGGCCTGAATCGACACCGGTGAAGAACAGGGCCTTCAGTGTCGACCACCTGGAACTGGCCCAGGTGAAGTTCCAGGACGACTCCGACTCGACATAGTCGAGGAAGATGATCGTCTCCATCAAACCCTGAACGATCGGTGTGCGCGCCACCACGCCGGATGGGGGCGTGACCGCAGGAAAGCTCGATGACTCGTTCCAGCGGGTCAACTGGAACACCGCGACGTCCCCGGATGCGACGGCGGCGGGCTTGTTCACCGACCTCGACGACACCAGCGCGTCGGTTCCTGTGTTGGCCTGATCGACGAAACTGACCACTCCGCCACCCCCAGTAGCAGACCCGGACGCTGCGGCGTCGAACCCGAAGGCTCCCGAGGCAGCACCTTGAACGATGGGAACACCGGACGAGGTGCCGGCGAACCCGAAGACCCCTTCCCCTGTCCCTGTGACCGGCGGGACAACTTCCCGCACGGCGATATGGACCGCAGCGCGGTCATCTGAGGTGGCCTGCGTGAACCCGACGTTTCGCGCGCCCTGCCCGGCCGTGGTTTCCCGGACAGCCGACCAGCCGTATGCTCCGGCGTCGTCGGAGTGCAGCAGCGTCGACCCCGTGCCCGCTGGCGCAGGTGAAGCACCGCCGTAGTAGGCACCCGCGTACCGGACCGAGTTCGTCCCCGAAACAGACCCGTCATCGACGGACTGCACCGCGAGAGTGCCGTTCTCCTGCAACAGCACCACGCCCGCGGTTGCGGTGTCGGCAGCAGCGGTCACCGTGACGGCGACAGCCCACATGGTCGTGGGGTTGTTGGCGCGGTTGACCTGCACGGTCGGGTTGTTCGTGGCCGGGACACCCGAGCCGAGGAAGTACGCCGCGCACGACCCCAACTCAGTGGCGGTGTCGGTGGCCCGTCCACCTGATACCACAGGAACCGTCACGCCGTCGTAGGTGACGCTCGTGACCGCATTCGTGGACGCGACCCCCTGGAACACGAACACCAGCACACCCTGCGGGTCAGTGCTGGTGGTGTGCGTCCAGGAGAACGACGCCTGGCTTACCGAGAACGACCCGGAGGCGTGTGACGCAGACGAGACGACATGCGCAACAGCCATACCCGGGGATCCTTCAAGCTAATCCCCAGGTTGGACGGAAGGAGCAGGCGCGTCACGCAGCCGTGTTGAAGGAAAGGTCAAGGTCGCCGATCGGGATCGTGAACTCATCTCCAGTGGTGACCGCGTTAGCGGTCACGGCACCGGAGCAGATGAACGTCCCTGACGTGGATGCGGTCCAGCCGCTCCAGTACAGGTAGTCCTCGGAGGTATCGACTTCGCCTGTAGTCCACGTCACAGCGGTGTCGTTCGACATCAGGCCTGCCGTGCCACTTCCTGCCGTGCCGAACGACACCAGTTTGCGAGTCGCGTTCCCCGCGACATTTGCAGTGCCAGCGGCACCAGGTTCAGCCGTCACGTGAAGCTGAATCCACAGCTCCGTGATCGGCAGGGTGGTGAAGGCGCTATTGTTGCCGATCGCGTCGAGGATGTCGTTCGCGACCGCGGCAGAGAGCCCGAGAGCCATGACCTACTCCTCCCTCGGAGTAGAGGCCGCCGCATACTTCTCGCGGAGTTCGGTCTGCTTCAGGCCGCCCTCTTCGACAGGACGGGTTTCCTCGTCGGGGGCGCCCTGGTCCTTGGCGTACGCAGCCCATTCGTCGCGGGAGGCGTTGCCCTTCGGTGCCTCGCTGCGCTTCTCGGCCTCGGGGGGCACGGCGAACTCGACGTCATCCGACACCACCGGCACGCCGATCCCGGCGGAGCAGATGTCAGCGCCGACCTCGTCGGGCACCTCCAACTCTTCACCGACATCTGGCCAGTCGCGGCCGTTCAGCAGCCCCGTGGGACGACTAACGATTCGAACCTTCATGATCAGCTCCAGACAGCGATGACGGTGGTGAAGTTCGGAGTCGTGCCACCTGGCAACGGCCACGACGCGCGCACGTACGGGGCGCGGGAAGGGACGGTCAGCAGCGCCGACGAGACACCGGTGATGGAGGCGAACGCCTCGCTCGAGTTGCCTGTGACCCACGTTGAGTTGTCCCACGACCACTGCAAGGTGATGACCAGGGATGGCGTGGTGCCAGTCGCCGCCGTAACCGCGACTAGACAGTTCACCGGTGAACCCACATTGCCGAGGGCGACCGGAGTGGAGGTGGTGTTTCCGGCGGCCGTGATGGAGCCGCTGAAGATCGTTGGTGATGGCATCAGGACTCAGTCGTTGACCGTTGCGATCCAGACGCGGACCGTCGAGGCGATGCCGAGGCCACCACTACCGCCGGCGGCCGAGGAAACGAAGAACCGCCACTTCGTCGCGTCGCTTGGGTGCGGCCCAGACTGAATCTCGATCTGCGCAGTCCCGCTAGTCCAGTACGCGTGCGAATCGTCGAAGGCAGTGCCATCCACTGAGATGAGCCTTCCACCGGCGCCGGTAACGACCTTGCCAGTAGGGACGGTCACGTCACGCTGCACGGCGTAGGGATTGTTGAGTACGACATCGGACGTGACCAGCTCATAGCCGAGGTCAATGCATAGGGACATTAGTCAGCCTTCAATCTTCTTGCGGGTGGCGCTTCATGTTCATCGCCTCGGACATGCCAAAGGCCCCTGCAGTTGCAGAGGGCCTCGGGATATTCGGGTCTAGGCTCGATGTCGCTCGATGTACTCAGCAGCCTTGCGGAGGAGGTCCGGGTCGTCGCGGAAGTAGCCGACTCCCGGGTTGCAGCGGTGACAAAGGAGTCCCCTGTTCACGCCGGTCTCATGGTCGTGATCGACATGCAGCCGAGCTGCTGCCTTGACGCCGTTGGGATCTGGCACTGCGCCGCAGACCGCACACCGGCCATCTTGCTCGGCCAGTTTGGATTTGAACCATTCGAGCGTCACACCATAGCGCTTCATGGCGCCGCGCAGGTTGTACAGGCGGACTACTTCAGGATCCGGGGCCGTAGAGACGCGACGCCTAGCCAGCATCCGCGCCTTGACCTCGGGCCGCTGCATACGTTCCTTCGCTTTCGCGATCTCTTCAGGAAGCTTGGCGCGGCAGGAGCGGCTGCAGACGAGATGGTTCGAACGGTAGGGGATGAACTCCTTCCCGCAGGACTTGCATCTGCGGGAAGTGAGCCCATCTTGCGGATTCCGCTTTCTCGGTCCAGTTGCGTAGGGCATGCGCCCAGCTTACTAGGTAGCACAGACAGAGACGCGGAATCCGCTCTGGTCACGTAGCTGAATTCGCGAGGAACTTGACCGCGTTGGGATCAACCGTGACCGCGCCAGTGCGGACCAAAGTGCGGAATGCAACCTGGTCATTGCCAAAGGCATATTCGTTGCTTCGCTCGAACCGTAGCCCTCCCGCGATGCGGATCTTCAGGGCCGCCAGCTCGCCGAAGTAGATCGACTTCGCGTTCGCGGCCATCGACGGCAGCTGCGGCACCACGTAGGCCGGCTTGCCGAGGATCGTGTCCGGGTCGCCCGCGGTGAGCGCCGGCTGCCAGATCGACGAACCGTTCGGGGCGCCCTTCAGGTTCCGGATCGCCGCGAAGCTCGAGTCCGCCATGACCCACGCCGAGTTCGTCCGGTACTCCGGAAGAACCGAGTGGAACAGGTTAACCAGAAGGTCGGAACCCATGCCGGCGGTGGCCTGCGAGCCGAGGCTGGTCGCGGTGCCGACCGGACCAGTCACACCCACCGTGGTGAAGCCAGCGATGAGGGCGGTGGTTCCGATGAACGACAGGGTGCGGGCCAGTTCACGCCCGGCGGCCTGGGAGATGTAGCCCTCCAGGTCGAAGCTGACATCCTGCACCAGCTCACTCGGCACCAGGGTCAGGTAGCCGTACTTGGAGACCGACAGGTTGACCGTGGTGACGGTGGCGTCGTTCGTGTTGATCGCGCCGTTCGCGGAGATCGCCGCTGGCGTCGCCGAGTTCGTGCCACTAGCGCCCGTAGTGGCGTGCACCGTTGCGACCGGCAGCGGCAGCGTGTTGCCGTCGGTGGTGTTGAGGA